CGCGATCATGTGGGCGTAATGCTCAAGGCGTTCATCGATGCGCTGGCCTGCTCCGATTCATTCTACATCAGGCGTCACGTCGAGCTGGTACGCTGGGCGCTGTCACTCCCTGGCTGTCTGTCCTCGCGTGCCATTGGTGGGATGTACGGACGCTCGCACTTCTGGATGCGATCGCGCGCTCGAGAGATTCAGATGCGCGTTAACTCTGACGCGTGCGGGATGTTCCCCCACGTCAATGCCAAGCGCGACAAGTTCAAGCAGGCACGCCGATGAATAACGCCCATAACCCCCCGGTAAGGAGTCTCCTAGCACCCCACCCCCTTGTGGCGTGGCCCGACACCACGGAGGAATTCTGTGGGGTCACTTTGCGTTTTCATGGGGTTTCTCTCCAAAACCCATGGCTTTGACCAACGCCGAACTCGGCCTCGCTTTAGGCGTCACTGCGCAGCGTATTTCAGCGCTTCGCAAAGACGGTATGCCGACTGACTCCATCGACGCGGCCAAGGCGTGGCGGGAAGCCCGGGCTGGCGTGCAACGTGCTCGAGCACCACAACCCGCACCGGCGCAGCTCGACGACGGGACGCTGGCTGACACCATCCAACAGCATCGTGCCCTGGTCGGTCGGGCCCGCGGCGTCTGGCAGGCGGCCATGGAGCAGGGCGATCCGAACGGCCCCAAGTACCAGACGAGTTATAACCAATCCCTGAAGACGTTGGTTGCGCTCGAAGAGGAACAGGAACGGCGCCTCATCCTGGCTAAGGACTACATCTCGTCGAAGGAAGCAGCCGAAGCCATGCGGGAACTTGCATCGGGCATGGTCAACCGTCTCGACAAACTTGCCCTAGACGTGGCCGAAGGGTGCAACCCAGAGAACCCTGCTAAAGCCGTCAAGGTGCTCGAGGCTTGGGTGCGCCGCGTGAAGGCCGAACTCTCCGCCGTCGATGAACAAGAGTGACCTGCTCCGCATCGGGCGGGATGTGCTCAAGCCTTCGGACTCCGGCGACATCGTTGACTGGCTCGAGGACAACGTGCACGCCATCCCTGACTCGCCGATGCCCGGGCCGTTCCGATCGGAGCGCACGCCGTGGATTGCCGAGGCACTGCGCATCGCCGCTGACCCCGAGACGAAACTGCTAACCATCCTTGCCAGCATCCAGTCAGGCAAATCTCTCTTCGCTCGTCTGTTCACCTGCCACATCATCGCCAACGCTCCGGGGCCGACGATGGTGCTCCAGGCTACGGACCCAGAGGCCAAGGACTTCGCCCTGCGTTACCTCCGCCCGGTGTGGGCCAACTGTCCGCCGGTGAAGGACCGCATCTCGCTCGACGACATGGACCGCTCGACGACGACGGACTTCGACCGCATGACGCTTTACTGCCGCGGCATCTGGAACGAAGCAAACCTTCAGCGCCTGTCGCTACGCTACACCATCGCAGACGAGTGTTGGATGAGCCCGCCCGGTCACTTGGCCGAACTCAGCGCGCGCGTCACGGCGTTCGGCTGGATGGGCAAGCGCATCTTCATGTCGCAGGGTGGCAAGGCGGGTCAGGAGTTTCATCAGCTGCACGAGACGACCGACCAACGTGACTGGAATATGCGCTGCCCCAAGTGCGACCACCTTCAGCCCTGGGTATGGGAGCAGATCAGGTTCCCCGAGGACGCCAAGGTCAGCGGGTCATGGGACTTGCACAAGGTCAACGCCGGCACGACCTACGAGTGCGCGTCCTGCCGCACCTTGCTCCCTGACACGAACGCCACGCGTATCGAAGCCAACGCCCGCGGGACGTTCATCGCCACGGCCGCATCGGTCAACGCCGGGCATATTGGCCTGCACTGGAACGCCCTTGCGACGATGAGCTGGGGCGAGCTCGGTGTGCTCATGCTCAAGGCCAAGGAGTCGGTCGACCAATACGGCGACGACAACGCACGGATGCAGTTCAAACAGAAGCGGCTGGCTATGCCCTGGTCAGAAGAGGGTGGCGAGATGGTCAGCACCGCCGAGTCGGCTAACTACAAGATGGGCGACGCGTGGGATGCCGAGGCCATGATCTCGCCGAAGGGCCGCGTCATCGAGCAGCAGGACGCACCGCAGGGTAGCATCCCGTTCCGCACGATGGGCGTCGACGTTCAGCGCGGTCACTTCTGGGTAGTCGTTCGGCGATGGGCCAAGACCGGGCACAGTCGGCTGCTGGCCTTCGCCCGCATCGAGACTTGGGACAACGTCGAGGCTTTTGCCAAGCAATGGGCTGTCCACCCGGCCCTAGTTTTTTGTGACTCCGGGGACAACACCTCTGAAGTATATCGTGAGTGCGCCAAGCGTAACTGGAAGACGGCCAAGGGTTCGGGCTCCGAAGACTTTGCGGTAACCGATCGGGACGGAAAGACCAGCCGCCGCTACTACTCCGAGAAGCAGGCCATCGTCGTCCCTGGCATCCCTCAACGGGCCATCCTCGTCTCGCACTCCAACCTCGCCGGCAAAGACCTCCTGCACGGTCTCCGGGCACGTAAGGTCTGGACCTACGCCTTAGACGCCGACCCCGAGTACGTCTCGCAGCTGAACTCCGAAGTACGCGTCAAAGACCGCCGCACGGGCAAGGCCCATTGGATACTTCCCCAGGGCAAGAAGGACAACCACGCCCTCGACTGTGAAATCCTAGCCCTCCTAGCCGCCGTCCGCTGGGGCATCGCCGGCAGGGAAACGACCGAGACCGACTTGACTTCAAACCCCACATGAGCACGCTATCTGCAAGGGTGCGCCGTTCGGTGTTGCAAGAAGGAAGAAGCTTGTGGCGTGGGCTGGTCGGCGCACCCCCCTTCGGCTTCCATTCTGGGCAAGTTTATCCCATATGAGCTCTGGAATCTTCATCGGACTTACGGAGTGCGAACTCCTCGACATCAAGGCCAAGGCTCTCGCTATGATCATGGAGGGCAAGACCCTGATGTCCTACTCGGACTCCGGCTCCTCCGCGTCGAAGCAGTTCGCCATGCCCCCGAAGGAGATGCTTGGCGAGGCCATGTTCGCTCTAAGCCGCCTCGACCCGCAGACCTACGGACGCTCCATCACGACCATCTCGACGTCGTGGGCTACGCGCCGCGACTAATCTATGGCCCCCCGCAAGACCAAAGTCCCCACTGTCAGCCTCCGCAAGCCCGTGCTCAAGGCCGCGGCTGATGCGCCTACGCTCAAGCCACAGGCCGCCGTCATGGATAACGGTGGAGGCAGCGGCTTCGGTGGCAGTTACTCTGGCTGGCAGAGCACGATGTTCTCGAACGCCCGCCGCGCCATCTTTGGCCGTGCACCGGGCGACCTACGCCAAGACCTGACGCCTTGGAACCGCATGGCGATGATGCGCAAGTGCCGCTGGGCCGAGCGTAACAGCGGACTCTTCAAACAGATTCTGGCCGACATGGTACTCTACGGAGTGGGCGACGGCATCAAGCCTCAGTCCCACGCGTCGACCCCCGAGATGCAGGAGACCTACGAAGCCTACTTCGCCGAGAAGGCCAAGCGCATCGACATCACGAACCGCTTCTCATTCTATCAGGCCCAGGCTATCCTCCTCCGCGGTATGATCCGTGACGGTGACTCCTTCGCCGCCAAGGTCCGCAACGGCGCCGGCGAAGCCAAGATTCAGCTGATGGAAGCCCACCGCGTTGGTGACCCCCTCGAAGAGACGGTCGTCATCCCTGGCATCCATGACGGCATCGTTTTTGGTCCCTATGGCGAGTACGTCGCCTGCAATGTCTACAAGTCGGACGGCGGCAACCGCCAGATCCTGGCTCAGTCCATGATGCACGTCGTCGACCACGAGTACGCATCCGGGGCCCGTGGCGTTCCGCTCCTGCAGCACTCTATCAACTCCATCCAAGACGAGATGGAAATCCTCGCCCTTGAGAAGCAGGGTGTGAAGGACAACGCTGACGTCACCCGCGTGATCACGAAGCAGGGCGGCATCCTTGACCAGGACACGGCCAACGAGCTCGGTGCCCTGAACACCTCCTCTTATTCCTCCATCGCAAACACGATGGGCGGCAAACTTCTAGTGCTCGACCAAGGCGAGGCCCTGACCTCCCACATGAGCAACCGCCCTAACCCGACCTTTACGGGCTTCCTTCAAGCGCTCGAACGCGACATCTCGCAGGGCGTACTGCCTTACGAATTCGTCGGTGACTCGTCCAAACTCGGCGGCGCCACGGTCCGCCTTATTACGGCCAAGGCTGGCCGCGTCTTCTCGAAGTATCAGACCATCATCATTGAGCAGTTCTGCGTCCCGACGTGGGGCTACATCATCGGGCAGGGCATCGCCGCCGGCGAAATCCCTGATGACCCGCAGTGGGCCTCCGTCTCTTGGACGACCCCGAAGAGCGTGACGGTCGACGCTGGCCGCGAAGCCGCCAACGATCGTGCCGATGTAGCCATGGGTCTCCTATCCGTCAGCGAGCTCTACGCTCAGAGGGGGCTCGACTTCAGGACAGAGATGCAGAAGCGCGCCGCCGATATGGCCCATATCAAAGACCTCGCCGCCGAGTACGGTATCCCATTTGAGCTGCTATTCTGCCCGACTAATACCCCTATTGGTACGGTCGTTACTGGCCCGGAGATGGAAACCGAAACTGTAGACATGGGCGAAGACGAGCCGGCCGATGTCGAAGAGCCCGCACCCCTCGACGAACCCAACTCTTAACTCTATGCGTTTCCTCACTAATGGCCTCTCGGGCCGCGAGCCCCTCCTCATCGACCCGGCCAAGGCCAAGGACCACGCTGTCCTGGCTGAGAAGTTCGGCTTCACCGATATGCTTGCGCAGCTCTTCGGCGTCGCCCCTAAGCCCTACGTCACCGCTGACGGTGTTGGCGTCATCCCGTGCGTCGGCGTGATCGGCAAGAACCTGAGCCCTATCGAGAAGATGATGGGCGCCGTGGACGTGAACGAACTATCTGACGCGGTCGACGCGTTCGCCGCCAACCCTGACGTCCAGAAAATCGCCCTGCAAGTGTCCTCCCCGGGTGGCACGGTGACCGGTGTCGAAGAACTCGCCAACAAGGTCCGTTCGGTTGGCAAGCCCACGATGGCATACACTGACTCCGAGATGTGCAGTGCCGCCTATTGGATTGCCTCGGCTGCCGATAAGGTGACCGTATCGCCCTCGGCGACCGTCGGGAGCGTAGGCGTCTACATCGCCATCCCTGACTACTCCGCCGCCGCCGAGATGGCTGGTATCAAGATGGTCGTCATCAAGTCCGGCAAGTTCAAGGGAGCGGGCATCGAAGGCACCAGCCTCGACGAAAGCCAACTCGCCAACCTTCAGGAAAGCGTCGACACGATCCACGCGGAGTTCAAGGCCGCCGTGAACATGAAGCGCAAGATGGTCAAGGCCGACGCCATGGAAGGCCAGACCTTCTCCGGCAAGCAGGCCGCCGCCCAGGGACTAGTTACCGGACTGGCTGACTCCTTCTCCGAAGCCCTGCGGTCCTTCTGATAATTCCAAACCCGCCAAGTATATGACCATCGAAGAACAGCTCCTCGAAGCCTCGGCTGCCCTCTCGGGCCTCACCGCCGAACGCGATGACCTCCGTGCCACTGTCGAGAAACTCACCGTCGGCGCCGCCGCGGAACTCGAGCAGCTGAAGGTCGAAGCCTCCGTTAAGGACGCCTCCCTCGCCAGCCTCACCGAAGTCGTCAAGACCATCGAAGCCGAAGCCGCCGCCCTCAAGGCCGCCGCTCTTGAAGCCGAGTCCACCAAGGTCAGCGCCTCCAAGGAAGCCGCCAAGATTGCGGCCTCCGTCGGCGTCGTCCCGGTTGCCCTTCCCCAGGGCGACGGCGCTCCTGCCGAGGCCGTCAACCACTACGCGGCCTTCATGGCCCTCCCGGTCGGCTCCAAGGAACGCAACGCGTACTTCGAGGCCCACCGCTCCGCGATCATCCGCGCCTCTTTCTAATTTCCCTCAACCCTACTCAATACTAACTCAT